CCATCTTTACCATCTTTAGCGGGTTGCCCCATTGGTCCCATTGGACCTTCAATATAAACTGTTTGTCCCGGCACAGTTTCTCTAATTATTGTCGATGATGGTGTTGTATTTTCACCTAATTTTGATGAAATAATTCCCATTTTATTTTGTGCCTGCGATATATCACGAACTTTTTGTATAGTAAACGGTTCTTTTAATTGATAATGTTTTATATAATTTAATATTAGATATATAGAGATTAACAAAATCAAAATAATATTTATAATATATATTATTTTTAACATATTTTCTCTTTTATTTATTACATATTTTTTTTATTAATTCTCTTCACATAATAAAAAACCAAATGGTGTATTTAGTATATAATTTGGATAAGAATTTAAATTTATTTTTTCAATATTTTTATTTAGTTTAACAATTTCCATTATATTTTTAAAATCATTATTAAAATAATATACAACTTTCGTATTATTTTTAAATTCTAAAATTATTTTATCTGATAAACTATTTTTATAATATATAACATCAATATAATTATTTAACATTAAAAAATCATCGAAATTAATTTTTTTAATTATATTTTGACGTTTCTTTATTTTATTAATAATAGATAATTCATAAATATGATTTAAACTATTTAAATAATTATATTTATCTATTACTATTTTATGCTCATTGTTTTCTGCATTATTAACAGACAATTTACTTAAATATACATTTGTAAAATCGTGTGTATTATTGTAAGATACACTATTTATAGGTGTTAATAATTTTTTTTTTAAATTTTTACTAATAAGTAAATTTGCAATAAAAGCATCTGAAAATATTAAATAGATAAATAGTAAAATTAATTTTTTATACATTAAATATAATTACTTAATAAATATTTATATAAAAATAAGATTTTTAATTGGAATATGCTAAACCTCCCATACCAGATAATATTCTTAATACATTATAATTGACGGCATATACATTTATCATATTAGCAGTACTATCTGGTTCAACATATAAATGAGCACTATCTATGCGAGACATATTAAGAGTACCTGATGGTTGATGTTCTTCGGGTTTTAATGCAAATGAATATACATTTATGTTTTTACCTTCAGGAATATTAGTATGATGTTGATATGGTTGTACAAGAGAGAAATAATCTCCGTGTCTTTCGGCAATACGGTCATTACCATTTAATTGTATTTTACCTTTTTTAGTTTCGGTATAAGTCCAGGGAGTACCAGCTACAAAAGTTGTCCAAACTAATTCTTTAACAGGATGGTTAAAGTTCATTCTAACTGATTTAAAACCAGATGATACACTTTCTGAACCGGTGAATTGTAATTGTTCAATTAAATATTCGTGTGATAATTGCGCAAATCTTCTTCTTTCATCAGTATCTAAATAGACATAATCAACCCATAATTCTGCATTAGAAAGTGTCAAACCAGTATTTCCTCCTGACAAAAGTAAATCACTTACTGGTGCAAATTCTATATTTACTTTAACTTCATGATATTGTAATGCAATTAATGGTAATGCTAGACCTACATTTCTGCAAAACCAAAATTCTAATGGCACACATACATCTACAGTAGTATCAGTAGTAACTGCAGATGCTCCAACCATTATATCATAGCCATTTCTTTTGCCTTTGGGTAATGATAATTCATTCCATATATACATCCATTCGCCATATTGTTTGTCAATGCGCTGACCGCCAATTTCTAATTCAACATTTTTTAATAATCTTAATCCATAATAATTTTTTGTACTAGCACTAGATGTGGTCAAACTTCCTTTAAAATACATTCTATTTATTAAATCACCATTGCGTGTTACTAAAACACTTACACGGGAACCAAGAGACGCATTACCATTAAAAGTTTGTTGTATAGATTCTAACGCAAAGTTAGTATGTCTGCGATAAACTACTTTAAAAAAAGTAATTTGTGGATTTCCTGTTAAATAAACATCTTGAGCACCATATGCAACTAATTGTAATAGACCTCCTCCCATTATTAATTAATCCTTCTATATTATAATAAAAGATAATAAAAATAAATTTAATTAGAATACGCTATACCGCCCATACCCGACAATATTCTTAATACATTATAGTTAACGGCATATACTGAAATATTACCCTGAATAGCAGAAGTAACATTTAATACGGCAGTATCTATTCTTGACATATTAAGAGTGCCAGATGGTTGATGTTCTTCTGGTTTTAATGCAAATGAATATACATTTATACCTCTACCAGTTGGTATATTTTCGTGATGTTGATATGGTTGTATCATATCAAAATATTTACCTTCCCTTTCGGCAAAACGGTCGTTGCCATTTAATACAAGTTTTGCAAATGTTACAGGATTTCCATTTCCGCTATTATCATATTCAAATGGAGTATCATCATCAATTGTCCAAACTAATTCTTTAACAGGATGATTGAAATTTAATTTTACTTTATTGGTACCCTGAGTAACACCTTCAGAACCAGTGAATTGTAATTGTTCAATTAAATATTCGTGAGATGATTGAGCAAATTTTCTGCGTTCATCAGTATCTAAATATATGTAATCTACCCATAAAGAAGCACCATCTAAAGTACCATCAAAATCATCGTTTGCACTGAGTTCAATATTTACTTTAACTTCATGATATTGTAATGCAATTAAAGGTAACGCTAAACCTACATTGCGACAAAACCAAAATTCTAATGGTATATGAAATTTACCGTCGGTAGGACTACTACCTCCAGCAACCATTCTTTTATAACCTTCTTGTTTTCCAACTGGTAAAGATAATTCATTCCATATATACATCCATTCGCCATATTGTTTATCTATTTTTTGACCACCAATTTCTAATTCAACTGATTTTATTAATTTTAATCCAGCCCAAGTATGGGCCCCAGTCATATCGGCAACTAAATACATTCTATTAATTAAATCGCCGTTTCTAGATATAGTAGAAGTTACTCTTGAACCAGCGGCAACTGTGCCATTAAAAGTTTGTTGTATAGATTCTAATGCAAAATTAGTATGTCTGCGATAAACTACTTTGAAAAAGGTAATTTGAGGATTACCTGTTAAATAAACATCTTGAGCACCATAGGCAACTAATTGAAGAAGACCGCCACCCATTATTATTACTTTCTTTATATTAATAACATTAGAAAAAAAATTTAATTAGAATAAGCTAAACCCCCCATTCCGGATAATATTCTTAATACATTGTAATTAACAGCAAAAACTGAAATAGTATCATTATTCTGAATAATGTTATATTTATGTGTTAATATAGCACTATCGATACGTGACATATTAAGTGTTCCGGAAGGTTGATGTTCTTCAGGTTTTAATGCGAATGAATAAACAAATATATTATTTTTTTCAGGAATATTAGTATGATGTTGATATGGTTGAACGTGAGAAAAATATTTTCCATCCCTTGGCGTAAATCTATCATTACCATTTAATTTTAAATTTGCAATATTTAAATTATTTTGATAATTAGGCCATTCAGTAGTAGTTATATCATTAATTTTTTTATTAACCCATACTATTTCTTTAACTGGATGATTAAAATTTAATTGTGTTTGCATTGATTTTGAACTAATTATTTCTTCGCCTGTAAATTGTAATTGTTCTATTAAATATTCATGCGATGATTGAGCAAATTTTCTACGTTCATCAGTATCTAAATATATATAATCTAACCATATATTTATTTTTGGAAAAGATATATTATTTACATCTGTAACATATACAATATTATCTTCGTCAAATGTTACTATAGGATCACTACCAGGTTCATCTTTACCTTTAATTTTATGTATTCTGGCTTTTAATATAATTTCTTCTAATGAACAAAATGTTATATTTAATTTTACTTCATGATATTGTAATGCAATTAATGGTAATGCTAAACCAACATTGCGACAAAACCAAAATTCTAATGGAATAATTAATTTATTACTTTCTTTGTTTTCTTTTGATGTTAATAAAACGCCATCCGAACCTACCATTTTTTTATAACCTTCTTTTTTTCCAATAGGTAATGATAATTCATTCCATATATACATCCATTCACTATAATGTTTATCTATTTGTTGTCCGCCAATTTCAATAGAAACATTTTTAAGTAAAATTAAACCAACATAATTTTTATAATTTTGATAAGTTTGCAGTAATTCAGCGTTTTCGCTAATTATTTCACCATTCTCTTTTATTTTATCAGTTAATGTTTTTAGTTCAATTTCAATATATGCACGATTAATTAAATCACCGTTTCTTGATACAGTACATACAATTTTATTATTAAATCCTGGTGTGCCATTAAAAGTTTGTTGTATGGATTCTAATGCAAAATTTGTGTGTCTACGATAAACTACTTTAAAAAAGGTAATTTGAGGGATTACCTGTTAAATAAACATCTTGAGCTCCATATGCTACTAATTGCAATAACCCCCCACCCATTATTCTTACCTATTATTATATAAGTAAAATAAAAAAAATTTAATTAGAATATGCTAAACCACCCATGCCAGATAATATTCTTAATACATTGTAATTTACTGCAAAAATAGATACAGTATCACTTGATGCTGGTGTTGTACTATATTTTTGTGCTAATATAGCACTATCTATGCGAGACATATTAAGAGTACCCGATGGTTGATGTTCTTCAGGTTTTATAGCGAATGAATATACTTTTATGTTAGTATCAGGAATATTAGTATGATGTTGATATGGTTGAACATGAGAGAAATATTTTCCATCTCTTCTAGCAAATCTATCATTGCCATTTAATTTTAACAAAGCGGATTCTAAATTATCACCATATGAAATATCTCGAGAAACAGTAGCAGATTTTTCAACCCAAACAAGTTCTTTAACAGGGTGATTGAAATTTAATCTGGTTTGTGTAGATGATGAAATGCTTTCTTCGCCAGTAAATTGTAATTGTTCAATTAAATATTCGTGTGATAATTGAGCGAATTTTCTTCTTTCATCAGTATCTAAATAGATATAATCAACCCAAATATTAACATTTGGGAATGCAATAGAAGTTGAACCTTCACTGAATGTTGTAGGTAGCGAACCATCACTTCCTGAAGTAAATTCAACGGTAACATCACTCAAACTAGCAAATTCAATTTTAAATTTTACTTCGTGATATTGAAGTGCTATTAATGGTAATGCTAAACCTACATTTCTGCAAAACCAAAATTCTAATGGTACAAATAATTTATTATTATTTGTTTTTGATAATTCTAAACCATCTTCGCCAACCATTTTATTATAACCATCTCTTTTACCATCAGGTAAAGATAACTCATTCCATATATACATCCAATCAGAATACTGTTTATCAATTTGTTGTCCTCCAATTTCAACAACAACATTTTTAAGTAATTGTAAACCTACATAATTTTTATATAAAACAAAATCTGTATCTGCAGTGTATTTGTCGTCTGGTAATTGATCAGCATCATCAACAATTTGAGGTAAATTCATTTCAACATATACACGATTAATTAAATCACCGTTTCTTGATACAGTACAAGTAATAGTATTATCAAAACCGGCAGTTCCATTAAAAGTTTGTTGTATAGATTCTAATGCAAAGTTAGTATGTCTGCGATATACTACTTTAAAAAAGGTAATTTGGGGATTACCAGTTAAATAAACATCTTGAGCACCATAGGCAACTAATTGAAGAAGACCGCCACCCATTATTATTAATTCTCTTTATACTATAATATAAGAAAAAAAATTTATATTACTTAAGAATGACAAAAGTAAATTATTTATATTAAAATGTTTAAAGAAAAAACATCTAAAAAAAGACTTAATAATAATGAAAAAACTAAAGATAATTGTACTTTAGATACAATGCATCATAATATTATAGAATTATTTGAAAATAAAAAAAAAGAAGAAAATAATTTACTTATTAAATTAGAAGAATTAAAGAAATATAATTCAGAAATAATTAGTAAAATAGAAAATTTATCAATAAATAAAGAAAATTTAGAATCAGTAGAATATAAAACTTTATGGAATAGTAATATTGAAACAAAAGAAAAAATAATAAATTTAAAAAAACAAATAAAGGATATAAATAACTATAACGAAATAGAATATTATAAAGACACAAGCGATATATTGTTCAATTATTATGATATAATAGAAAAAGAATCGAGTATAAATTATCAAAAAAATAAAAGAACAATAATGGATGCATTTAATAATAAAAACATATGCGAAACAAATAAAGATAAAACAAGTTTAGTAGATGAATATCTTTCTTTAACTAATAAACAACACGTTAAAAAAATAAATAAAGAAAATATCGAATTGTGTAAAGAATGTAATACAACACTAACTTGCTTACAACACGAAGCAATTATGATATGTGAAAATTGTGGTTTTCAAGAATTATTATTAGTTGAACAAAATAGACCGATATTAAAACAAAATGCGAAAGATGTTTCTCATTTTAGTTATAAAAGAATAAATCATTTTAGAGAATGGTGTAATCAAGTACAGGGAAAAGAAAGTACAGATATTCCAGATGAAATATTTGAAAAAATTATTAATGAAATAAAAAAGGAAAAAATAAGTGATACAAAAAAAATTACATACGCAAAAATGAGAGAAATATTAAAAAGATTGCGAATAAATAAATATTACGAACATATTAACTATATATTAAACCGAATAAATGGAATACCTACGCCGCAATTTTCAACAGAATTAGAAGAAAAATTATGTATAATGTTTAGAGATATACAGGCACCTTTTTTAAAACATTGTCCTAAAGATAGAAAAAACTTTTTATCTTATAGTTATGTTTTATATAAATTTTTTCAAATTTTGGGTTTAAATGAATATTTAAAATATTTTCCGTTATTGAAAAGTAGGGAAAAACTATATTTGCAGGATCAAATATGGAAAAAAATATGTATAGAATTAAATTATCCGATTATTCCATCATTATAATTTTTTTATTATATCTCTAATATTGTTTTGTTTTCCATTAAAATGATTTTTGGATAATAAACCAAGTACGTGCATAATATCTTTTGTATTTTTTTTTACAATTTTATTTTTGCCACCAATAGCAGCAAAATTTGATAGTGGTGGATTATAACTTAATGTATCAGTTTGCGATACATTTATATTTTTAGGCATTTCTTGAATATCATTTATCGTATAGGGTGCAGCGGCATCTAATAACATTTTTTATCTAAAATATATAAACAATTAAATTATATATTTTTATAATAATGTATACATTTAAAGAATTAATAAGCTTATATCATAAAATAAATGAAAATGATATTGATTATTTTAATAATCGTTACTATATAAATTTATATAATAATATACAAACAGATATTGACAATGAAACTATATTAGAAAGTATTGTAATTAATAGTATTAATTATAATATGAATAAAATTAACAAAATATATATTATAATACCATTAATTTATACAATAACAATTTATCTTGGATTTAAACAATTTATATGTATGATTAAATAAATAGAATAAATGAATTTATATAGTGACAGACTAGGTAAATTAAATTTTGATGGCACAGATGGTTCATTAAATTATATAAATTTAGATAGTAAAAAATCTATAATAATAGGAGAAAATGCAGGAGAAAAAATATTAGTATCTAATACTTCAAACAATGAATTTAATGTATTAATTGGTAACAATGTTATAAAAAATGGTAATCGTGTAAAAGAGTCAGTAATAATAGGATATGGAATGTGCAAAAATATTAATAATGGTGAAAAAAATGTATTAATTGGTTATGATGATACAGAAAGGGAATTTAAAAATATAAATAATGTTATATCAATTGGTTATCTTAATATTATTAATTCAAATATAAACAATAATTTAATATATGGAAATAATAATAAAATATTGTCACAAAATTCGATATTAATAGGTAATAATAATAATATTTATTCCGATAATAATATATATATTGGAAATAATTTAATTGAAAATTGTAAATTAAATATAGACGATACAATTATAAAAAGTAATGAAAATTATATATATATTGGAGCAAAACCAAGTGATAAAGTATTAATAGGGTATGATATAAGATACAATAATATAAATGAAAATTTATCATCTATAAACGTGAAAAATGGATTACAAACTGATAAAATAAGTATAAATAATGTTACATTGAAATCACCAAATATATCAAGTAATATTGAATATATATTACCGAATAATAATATAAATAATTCAAATGAATATTTATTATCAATTAAAAATAATAAAGAATTATATTGGAAAGATTATAATAGTTTGTCAATAAAATCGTTAGATGATATAAGTAATGGAAATAAAAATAAATATATTACAGATAATATTTATAATAATAATTTAACTATAAAGGGAGTATTAACAGTTCATACATTAAATGTAATAGGTAATACGCCATACATTACAAATCAAGATTTATATAATAATATTGATAAATTTATTGGTCCACGTGGTTTAAAAGGCGACAAAGGTCAAAAAGGTGATACGGGTGTTCAGGGTATTAAGGGGGATAAAGGCGATGGCTATATAAGTGGTACGTATAATAGTAGCACAGGAATAATAAAATTTATAAGTAATAATCCTTCATTAAATTTTGAAACATTAGATATACGAGGCGATAAAGGAGATGGTTTTACTAGTGCATCATATAATATAGAAAGTGGTAAAATAACATTTAGAGGAACGAAAAATGAATTAAATTTTACAACAGAAAGTTTAAAGGGCGAAAAAGGAGAACCGGGAACAATTATAACAGATATAAATGCTGGAAATAATATAACAATTGAAACAAAAACAGTTGAAGAAAATGATATTCCTATAATAAATTTAAAAAATAATATAAATATTAGTAATATTAATATAAATGAAAATATAAAAGTAAATAATACAAAAATAAATACTTTTTATATATTAAATACAATATTTTATAAAGAGTATCAATTTAGTATTAATAATATATTAACAACTAATATTTTTACAATGGATGAATTGCCAAATAATACAATTGCAATATTAAGTGACATATTTATATCAAAAAATACATTAAATATAAATAATATAACACATCGTTTTGGTAAAAATCATAGTAAAATAAACTTAGATGGTAGTTTAAATACACAAAGACCTAGTTTATATTTAAAAGATATAAATAATAATCCAGTATCTTTAGAAAAAACAACACAAATAATAACCAAATCAATAGATAATATAGGAGAATGGTATAATTCAGTAATAATATATTTAGACAATGATAATAAATTATATTATTCAAATGATGGAATAAATGATGCTACAGGATGGATACATCTAATAGTAAAGGGATATTATTTATAATTAATCAAAACGTAATATACAATCGCCTCTAGATATATCTTGGCATAATTTTTTTTTTAATTGTTTTTTACTATCAATAATCATAGAATTATATAATTCATCATAATTTTCTATAGCATAAAATATAATATTATTATTAAATGCCCATCTAAAAAAATTTAATTGACCGATAGTTGTTTCAATATAATTAGTATTATCAATATAAAATGTTATACGTTGATGTCTTCTAAAAGAATCAAAATTTAATTTAGCATAAGATTTTAATTGTGCTCTGTAGTCTAAATATAAATTAAATTTTTTATATTTATGGTTATCAGTTGTATTTGGCAATTTGTAATAAATATTATTATCATTGTTTAAAATCCAGTATATAATATTATTATTTCTTGCATATGCGGTAACAAACCAGTCAATTAATCTTAAAGATAATTTATGTTTTCCGTTAATAATTTCATACAGTAATTTCTTATATTTAGTATTTTTTTTATAAAAATCATTTAAAGAACATAGTAATAGTTCTTGTGATTTTTTCATAATTAATTAAATATCTCTATATGTCTTTAAGTATTTGATAAAAAAATTTAAACGAATAAAAAAATAAATTTAAGCAGTCATTTCAGTTGGTGCGGAACCAATATCAAATAAACCAGCAACTCTGTTATCCGGTTCAATTGTACTTATTCCCCAAGGACTTACGGGAATTTGTGGATTTGGTGGTTCGTAACGTAATTGTAAATTAGCATTACGTAAGGATTGTCCAACCGTATTAACGCCGATGTGATAACCGGCTGTTAAAAAGTTTTGATCTTGAACATCACCTGAACCAGATGGGTTAACTTTCGCCCATTTTGAATTTGCACCTTGTGGCAATAAATCATCCGATGTTAATTTATCTCTAGGAAAGCAATTGGTAGATGATGAATCAGCGACTGGTTCTTCATCACTTACTTCTTCGGATGGTTCTGGGGTTTCAGATGATTCAGAAACGGGTTGATTATAAGAATCACCCAATGGATCAGAACCATAAATTTCATCGTTATAAAATTCTGATTTTAATCCTATTGATTTGTCTACCGAAAATTCAGGGTTATTTTGAGCCTTTAAACCAACAGAAGAAGCGGGAGTAGGTTCGCCTAAAAAGTTTTCCACATTATCAACTTGAGATTTAGAATTATATGTAATTAGTAACAACATTATTAATAATAAGAATAAAGCAATTGAAAATGATATAACAACTGTATTTTTATTTGAAGCCATCTTCCTATATTTTTTTTATACTATCTATTATCATTAATAGATAAAATATTCTTGATATTATTTTTTAAAATAAATATTTTATTATTCCAATTTTTATCTGATATATCCATATTTTTAATTTCATTAATTAATTCAGTATTTATAATTTTAAATGAATTTATTTTATCTATTTTATTTTTATAAATAATTAAATACTCGTCTAAACTATTTATTGTATCATTTAATGTATTTTCCCATTCTTTAGTTATATCTAAATTATTTATTTCTATATCATCATCATCTTTATAATTTGTTATTTTTATTTCATTTATTAACCATTTATTAACAATTTTATCTTTAAAAATAAATAAACCTAATAATTTAATTTTAAAATTAAATATATATTTATCGCTATTTTTAAAAATATCAAATATTTCATTATTAATATCTAAATTCTTATCATTATAATATATTTTTGTGTTATTTGATACTATAGATTCCAATATATTTGTTTGTTCACATACAGAATTATAAAAAATATTTTTTAATTCTTCGTCAGTCAAATCATTAGAAAACCATTTTTTATTATATTTTAATATAGTATCTAATGAGCATTTATCAATATCATTAAAAAAAGTTTTATTATCGGGATTAATATATAGTTTTAATTTCAATGCATTTGTTTTATTTGATAAATTGATAATATTATGAATTTTAATATCATATAAATCTATACTTATATTATTTATTGGTTCCGATATATAAGATTTTTTTTTAAAATAGGGGCTTTTAAATTTAACGTTCATATAAAAAATAATATATTATGCTATTTAATAATAAGATATAGCTTAAAAAAGAAATGACGCAAGAAAATGAAAAACCCGATTTTGTAAAATTTATTACAGACTATATTAAAGAAGAAATATCAAAACCAAATATAAAAACAGAAATAATTAAACCAATATTAGTATATTTATTATATTATATAATACCATTTATTATAATTTTTATATTAATAAACTTTATAACAACAATATTGGCAGTATTTTTAGCATTTCATTTTAAAAAATCTGGTATTTCAATGCCGTAATTCATATTGTGACTTTTAGTATTTTCATATAATATTGAAAATGAATATAGTTTATTATAATCTTGAAATTTATCATAATTTTTTACAATAAACCAAGCTCTTTTATATGTATTTTCTATTGTTTCATATGGTTCTTTCATAATTATATAAATATTATTATTATAATGTAATGATATATACTCAAACATATTATTTATAGTTATTTAATAATTATATCATTTTTTTATATAAGTAATGCGACAATTTATGTATATTTTTTAGATTATAGTAAATTAAAATGAATAACAATGAAATAAAAAATCTAAATGAATTATTAGATTTTAATACAACAAATAAAAATCACATACTTGATAATTTAATTACATCGGAAAATAATAATACAGTTAATAATATCGAAATAACAAATAATGTTTACAAAGATACTGATATAGAAAATTGGGGAAACAATTTACCCGAACTTTGTGGTAGTAAAAAATTAATTATGAAAATATTAAATAATCCTATTAACAATAAAGAGTTATTACTTAAAAGACAATCAGCATATATTAATAATTATGATGATGTTTGTTTTAAAATATTAAAAGAATATGAAAATGATATTTTATGGACATTTAAATTAAATGATGAAATTTTAGAAGATAATGCAATACACGCACTGTTTCCATCTTCATTTATATATAAATATATTAATTTAATAGAACCAATATTAGATAGTTATCATTTTTATAAAATAGGTTTTATACCTTTATCATCTCTTATATATCCAATAACAAGTTTATTGGCGCCATTTTTTTATTTAAAAAAATATATGAATACAAATTTAACGATTAGTAACTATTTAACACTTATAAAAAATTTTTTAATTTTATTTTTTAAATCAACGGGCAATTTCAAACAAAACATATTAAAATTTATATTTTTTTGTATTTATGTTTTTATATATATGTATAATATATATCAAACATTTGAGTTTTCCTACATATTATATAATACAAAAAAAAATTTACATAAAAAGATGGATGGATTAATAAAATTTATAAATGAAGCAAATGAAATTATCGATAATTTTAATAAAGAAAAATCACAAGAAATTATGCTAAAACCATTTATAAATAAATACTATTATCCGTATGAATTAAAATTAAAAAATACAATGACTGATATTTATAAATTATGGAAAAATGATAGTATTAAAGAAACTATAAGTAAATTATTATTAACAATATATACTTATGATATTATAAATTCAATTAGTAAGATTAAAGTAGTTAGTAATTATAATAATTGTTATTATGATAATTATAATTCAACTAAAATATGGGGTATGAAAAATCCCGTATTAAGTACAACTCAGGTTTCAAATCCGGTTGATTTAAATAAAAATATTATAATAACGGGGCCAAATGCAGCAGGTAAAACAACATATGTAAAATCTATATTATCCAATATTATATTATCTCAAACTTTCGGTATAATATACGGTAATAAATCAAGTATGCAATTATATGATTGTATTTATTCTTTTATGAGAATAACAGATGAATTAGGTAAAAAATCTTATTTTGAAGCAGAAGCGGAATTATGTTTAGAAATGATTAATAAATCAAATGAAATGATAAAATTGAATAAAAAAGGATTATTTTTAATGGATGAACCAATGCATTCTACCCCTCCAACAGAAGGTATGGCAACAGCATATGCAGTTGCTGAAAATATAGGATTGAAACCAAATATTAATATAATTATAACGACGCATTTCTATAAATTAACAAATTTAGAAAAAAAATATCCTGATAAATTTATCAATTTGTCCGTTGAAGCAATAGAAAATAATAACAATTTTATTTTTCCTTATAAAATTAAAAAGGGAAGTTCTTATCAATGTATCGCTATAGAATTATTATCTGATAAAAAATTTCCATCATCAGTAATAAATAGTGCGAAAAATATAAAAAAAATAATATGCAATAATATTTTAGATAAATTTAATGTTTGATTTTAAAATGAATAATTTATATTATTATTTATTTTTAATTTTTGGTTTTATTAGTATTTTGATTGTTCTTTATTTCTGGAGAAAAATTATAAATTTAACTAATTCAAATGATATATTAGATAAGAAATGCACATTACTTAAAAAAGAAAATAAAGTATTAAAAGAAGATTTCATTACCAAAAAAATACCAGAAGATAGTAATGTTGTAATGAATGAAATATTTAATGTTAATGATTTAGATGAAAGTATTGAAATAGAAGTAGATAATGTTAATACTCCGGATACTTATGTAAAAGAACCAGAATTAGAAAATAATGAACCAATTAATGAACCAATTGTTGTAGATTTATCTAATGATATAACAGATATTGTAGATGAAATAATTAAACCTAATAATGATTCAGATATTAAAGATATAATTGATTTATCGGATATTAAAAGTGAAAAAAATGATGATAGTTCCAGTACAGTAAGTGAAATAAGAGTTGGTACATATAGTAGAAGTAAATTAAATAAGTTATCTGTTGATAAACTTAGAGAAATATGTATTAATAATAATGGTTCTGATGAAGGAACTAAACAAATATTAATTGAAAGAATATTAAAAGAAGAATATAAATAAAAAAAATTCTTAATTATGAATAGAGAGAATAATATTATATTATGAATAATAAATCAGATGAATATATGTGTCCTTTAAGAATGTCTGATGGTCGCTCAATGACTGATTATCGCCCTAAATGCATGGTAAATTATGATTTAGTTCAAAATATTAGTGATGCTAATTTAGTAAAAAGTAGTTATGAAACAAGAATGTATTTACAAAAAAATGCTTCTGATATTATGAAAAATCAAACACAAAAAAGTATAGATAATTTAATACCCCATACTAAATGTAAAAAACCTGTTGATATGGGTACACTTTTACCTGAAAAATATGTAGTATCTTGTAATTCAGTATCTTGTAATAAAACTCTATTTGATATAAATGGTCTAGGCGATGGTAGAGTTGGTGATACATCTCTTTTATTAGAAAATTAAATTTATGTTTTTTTTATAAATATTTTATATAGATAAGATAAAATGAATTTTAATAATGAATATGTATCTTCTATTATTAAAGTTATAGATAATAAGGTAAAAATAACAGGTAATTCTAAACAAAATTATCTTGTTGAAATTGTTGCTGCAAATCCAGCTGATAAATTAGGTAATTATAGTGGAACTAATTTACCTTTTCCTAATTATGATATAGCATTTGAAAATACACCTAATTATCATAAAGTTGAAAATAATATATTTGATATTACATTTGAATATCCAAATAGTTATTATTCTTTAGATAAAGGTATGATACAGATTAATCCTTCAATTAAATTTATGATTTATAAAAATGAAGAACTTATTTCTAATATTTCTGTTGAATTACCAAATAAATGTAATCTTAAAACTCTTATAAATAGAAATATTAATCACGTACCCGAATTCTATGATGATAAATATCATATATTACCTGTTGCAACCGCCGAGAATACTATGTATAATTATTCAGACTTTAAAATTATAAATAACGGTGCATAAAATATATTTTTTTTTTATTTAATTTATAAAATACCGGTAAATAAAAATTGATTAATTATCTATTATTAAAATTATATGGGTATAAATTTAATTATTGTTGAAAGTTATACAAAGACAAAAACAATAAATAAATACTTAAATGACGGAACAAATAAGTATATTGTTACTTTTTCACAAGGACATTTTTGTAATTTACCAAAAGAAAATCTAGGTATCAATATTACAAATTGGACTGGTAATTATGTAGTTACAAATAAAAAAATTATTGATAATATTCGTACACAAGTTAATAAAAGTGATAATATATATATTGCTTCTGACCCTGATACGGAAGGTGAAGCAATCGCATATCATATTTATAATCACATTAAAGATTTAATTAAAAATAAAAAATGTTATAGAATAAAATTTAATGAAATTACCAAAAAAGCAATTAAAAACGCTATTGATAATCCTCTAAATATTGATTTAAATATTGTTAACGCACAAGAAACCAGAAGATTTTTGGATAGAATAGTTGGGTATAAATTATCTCCAATTTTATGGAATAAATTTAATGATAAATTTTTAAGTGTTGGTAGAGTTCAAAGTGTTGCTTTACAATTATGCATAGAAAAACTTAATAATATTCAAAATTTTAGTAATGAAAAATATTGGAAATTGGTTGGTAAATTTAAACAAAATAATATAGTAATTGATGCAACTTCTGATAAAATTACGGATGAAACACAATTAGAACAAATATTAAATAATTTAGATAATATTAATAATAAATTTAATTTAAAAATAGAATTATCTGATAAAATAGAAACACCTAAAGCACCTTATACAACAACGACTTTGCAACAAGATGCTTATAATTTATTTCACTATAATGCAAATAAAACCATGGAAATTGCTCAAAAATTATATGAGAATGGTTATATTACTTATATGAGAACAGATTCAGTTAATTTATCAAATGATTTTAAATTTAAATTACAAAAATATATACAAGATAAATATGGTGATAATTATTCAAAAATTAGAAATTTTAAAAATAAAATAGTAAATTCTCAAGAAGCACACGAAGCAATTCGAATTGTAAATCCAGATATTATTAATTTAACATTAACAGACGAATTAAATTCTTACCATGATAAATTATATAATATGATATGGAAACGAACAATCGCTTCACAAATGACAAATGCTGTTTATAAAAGTATTTATATGAATATAAATTGTATAAATAATGATAAATGTGATAAATATATTTTTATATCAAATAAAGAATTTTTAATAGAAAAAGGATTTCTAATTGTATATAATAAAGAATTAGAAGATTATAAAACTTATTTAAATAGTTTAAAACAAGATGATAATGTTACAATAGATACTATATCTCTAAATTGTGATTTATCTGAACCAGCATCTCTTTATAGCGAGGTTACATTAATTAAACAATTGGAAAAAAAAGGTATTGGTCGGCCATCTACATATTCGAGTATAATTGATAAATTATTAAATAAAAAATATGTTATAAAAGGAAAAAATCCATCAATTACTGTT